GGACAAAACACAAAAGTAATTGTTGTCTCTACTCCACACGGTATGAATCATTTCTACCGTATGTGGCACGATGCGGAGAAAGGAAAGAATGAATATATTCCAACTGATGTTCACTGGAGCGAAGTTCCAGGAAGAGATGAAAAGTGGAAAGCACAGACAATTGCAAATACTTCTGAGCAGCAGTTTAAAGTCGAGTTTGAGTGTGAATTTTTAGGATCTGTTGATACTTTGATTGCTCCAAGTAAACTCAGAAGTCTTGTTTACGATCAACCAAAAAAAAGAAATGCGGGATTAGATGTATATGTAGATCCAGAAGATGATCACGACTATGTAATTACTGTTGATGTTGCAAGAGGAGTAAGTGAAGATTACTCGGCATTTGTAGTTATTGATATAACACAATTTCCACATAAAGTTGTGGCAAAATATCGAAATAATGAAATCAAACCAATGCTATTTCCAAACATAATTTATGAAATAGCAAAGAGTTATAATGGAGCATTTATTCTCTGTGAAGTAAATGACATTGGAGATCAAGTTGCAAGTATTCTTCAATATGATTTAGAGTATCAAAATCTTTTGATGTGCTCGATGAGAGGAAGAGCAGGGCAAATTGTTGGACAAGGATTTTCCGGAAAGAAAACTCAACTTGGAGTTAAAATGTCCAAAACAGTTAAAAAAATTGGATCTCTGAATCTCAAGGCTATGGTAGAAGAAGATAAATTAATCTTCAATGATTATGAGATTATTTCTGAACTCACTACTTTTATATCAAAAAGTAATTCTTTTGAGGCAGAAGAAGGATGTAATGATGACTTGGCTATGTGCCTTGTGATTTATGCTTGGTTGGTTGCACAAGATTATTTTAAAGAATTGACAGATCAAGATGTTAGAAAGAGATTATATGAAGAACAAAAAAATCAAATCGAGCAAGATATGGCACCGTTTGGATTTATTTCGGATGGATTCGAGTCGGAAAGTTTTGTTGATGTTGATGGTGATAGATGGTATGTTGATGAATATGGCGATCGTTCGAATGAATGGGATTATATGTGGAAATATTAACTTTTTTTAAATTTCAAATGGATATAGATAAACAGTTAAGATTGGGACATTTACTACTCGTAGATCGAAAATGTAAGTCTTGTGGAGAAGTTAAAAATTTAATTGATGGATTTTATCGAACCCATAAAGAACGAGGACCTGTTTCTTCGTCATATGCATATGAATGTAAAGAATGTGCTATAAAAAGAGTTGCGGAAATGAAAAAAAGAAAATCATATCTTAAATCTGTGTGGGAATATCCTGACTGGTAAAAGTTCATGTCGAGTTTTCCTTCTAGAAAGTAATTTTTTAATAAATATTTTTTAGATAACCTGAGATTACGGAGAAAAAAATGGCGACTCCTCAATTATCTCCTGGAGTACTTACTAGGGAAGTTGATTTAACAGTAGGGAGAGCTGATAATGTTTTAGATAATATTGGGGCTATCGCTGGACCTTTTGCAATTGGTCCAGTTGATGAAGCAATTGATATCACAACAGAACAAGAATTAATTAATGTATTTGGAAAACCAATCTCAACAGATGCTCAATATGAGTACTGGATGAGTGCATCTTCATTCTTATCTTATGGTGGTGTACTTAAGGTTGTAAGAACTGACGGAAGTACTCTTAATAATGCTAATTCTGGAGTTGGTGCTGCTTCAACTACTTCAGCAAAGATTAAGAATTTTGATGACTATCAAGCAAATTGGGATAATGATACAGTAGATTTTGTTTTTGCGGCAAAGAACCCAGGAACATGGGCAAATAATTTAAAGGTATGTGTAATTGATGACAAAGCAGACCAAACTATTGGAATTGCAACTACTAATCCAAGTGCTGCAGGTGCAGTTGTTGGTTATGGAATTACTACACCACTTTCCAGTATTGTTATTCCCGGAGTTGGATCAACAACAATTTTTAATGGTTATCTAAAAGGAATTATTACCGGCGTTAGTACAGATGCTACAAACGGTTCAAGTACTATTGATGTAAAAATACTTTCGAGAGTATCTTCTGCAGGAACAGATTCTGGAACAGAATATCCTATTAGTTATTCTCAAGGAAATGCAAATGCATCGTTTGAAGCTTCAGATACTATTACCTTTATCAATAACTCCGGAATTACAACTGGAAATGGATTAGTAACATCTGCTTCAAATGTAGTTGATTGGTATGATCAACAAACTTTGGGACTAACCAATAGTACTGTTTATTGGAAGTCTCTAGCACCAAAACCAGTTTCAAATGGATATGTTCTGGATAGAAATGGGAAGAATGACGGATTGAATATTGTTGTTGTAGACGATACCGGATCTGTTACTGGAATTCAAGGAAATATTCTTGAAAAGCATATATCACTTTCCAAAGCATCAGACACTGTTTCCGAAGTCAATTCCCCACAAAGAATTTTCTGGAAAGAATATTTGTCACTATTCTCCGAAAATGTATACGGAGGCGATAATCCTTCTGTTGGATATGATCCATATCATGGAACAACACCAGTAGCAACTGGATTTTCAACAAACTGGACAGCAATTACAGAATCTGCTGGACAGTGGAATCAAACCTCACAAGGAGTTACATTCAGTGCGATTGGAAATGTCACTTATACCTTAACTGGTGGTGTTAATTATAGTTCTAATAATGGAATGATTGCAGATCTTGCAGACTTAGTTACTTCTTATAATTTATTCTCCAATAGAGATGAAATTGCTGTTGATTACTTGATTATGGGACCTGGACTTGGTAACAAGTTCGAATCTCAGGCAAAGGCAAATCAATTAATTTCAATTGCCGAGCAGAGAAAAGATTGTATTGCAGTTATCTCTCCACATAGATCTGATGTTGTCGATGTAACAAACTCGGATACTCAAACTGATAATATCATTGAATTCTTTGCACCACTTTCTTCTTCATCATATGCAATTTTCGATAGTGGATATAAGTATACTTATGATAGATTCAATAATAAGTTCCGTTATATTCCTTGCAATCCAGATGTTGCAGGTCTCTGTGTAAGAACCGGAATTTTAGCATATCCTTGGTTCTCCCCCGCTGGTCAACAAAGAGGTGTTCTGAATAATGCAATCAAACTTGCATACAATCCAAATAAAGCACAAAGAGATCAACTCTATCCACTGAGAATTAATTCTATTGTGAATCAACCTGGGACTGGAATTACTCTCTTTGGAGACAAAACTGCTCTCGGTTATGCATCTGCTTTTGATAGAATCAATGTTCGTAGATTGTTCTTAACAATTGAACAGGCACTTCAAAGATCTGCCGAAGCACAACTCTTTGAAATTAATGATCAAATCACAAGAGCAAACTTTGTCAACATTGTTGAACCATATCTTCGCGATGTTCAAGCAAAACGAGGTCTTTATGGGTTCCTTGTTATTTGCGATGAAACCAACAACACTCCTGATGTAATCGATAATAATGAGTTTAGAGCTGATATTTTCTTGAAACCAACGAAATCTATTAATTATGTAACACTGACTTTCGTTGCTACACGAACTGGAGTCAGTTTTGAAGAAGTTGCTGGTAGAGTTTGATTTAGATAATTAATTACAAAAGGAGGATTCTAAAATGGCACAAATTCCAACAAGAGGCATCTCACAATTTAAATCTAAACTCATTGGTGGTGGAGCTCGCCCAAATCTATTTGAAGTAGATGTAACTTTCCCAACAGCAGTAAATCTCGGTATTCAAGGAGATGGTACTGGTCAGTTTGACTCCGAAAACTTCAGATTTCTTTGTAAGACTGCAGCACTTCCAGGTTCTAATGTTTCTCCAATTGAAGTTCCTTTTAGAGGAAGAACATTAAAAGTTGCTGGGGATAGAACATTTGATGTTTGGACCGTGACCGTAATTAATGATGAAAACTTCTCACATAGAAGAGCATTTGAAGCATGGATGCAGAATGTCGCTCAATATGGAGATCATTCTGGTCTCTCAACTCCAGCGGATTACATGGGTAATGCTATTGTTTATCAATTGGGAAGATCACCTTCAAACACTCAAGGAAATAACACTACTGGCGAAGATTCTAAAATTCTTGCTCAGTATCGTTTTATCGACATTTTTCCAACTGCAGTATCTCCTATTGATCTTTCATACGATTCATCAGATGTTATTGAAGAATTTACTGTTGATTTCCAAGTTCAATACTACTTCCCAGAAGCACCTGGTTCTGGAGCCTAATAAATACATCAGTAGTAGATTTAGGTCAATATCATAATGGCAAAATTATTTGGGTTTTCGGTTGAAGACACTGAAAAAGAATCACCATCTACAGTATCCCCCGTTCCTCCCAGTAATGAGGACGGGGTTGATCATTATTTAACTAGTGGATTTTTTGGTTCTTATGTTGACATTGAAGGAGTATATCGAACAGAATTTGATTTAATCAAAAGATATCGCGAAATGGCACTTCATCCAGAATGTGATAGTGCCATTGAAGATATCGTAAACGAAGCTATTGTATCTGATACTAATGATAGTCCAGTTCAAATTGAACTATCAAATTTAAATGCAAGTGATGGAATTAAATCCAAAATAAGAAAAGAATTTAAATATATCTTAGAACTATTAGATTTTGATAGAAAATCTCATGAAATTTATAGAAATTGGTATGTTGATGGAAGATTATATTATCACAAAGTAATTGATTTAAAAAATCCTCACGAAGGAATTCAAGAACTTCGTTATGTGGATGCAATGAAAATGCGATATGTGCGTCAGCAAAAAAAGAAAGATAACAATAATTTTAGATTGTCAAATGTGAAGACTGATAATCCAATGGATTATGAATTTCCAGAACTTGAGGAATATTTTATTTATAATCCAAAAATGACTTACCCAACCAATAACCCTTCAGCTTTGGGTGGGTCTGGTGGAATTAAAATGACTAAAGATTCTA